TATGATGCTTGCAGTTACTGTACTAACATACCAAACGGTACATTGGTTTATGACATTGCCTGACCCATCAGTACAACAATCTGGTTTAGTATCCATTTGTATGGGCGCACTTACAGGTTGTTTTGCTGTATGGCTTGGCAATGAGAAGCATAAATAGTCCTATACATAAAGAAGTAAATAGGTTCCTTTGGATTGTCAAAGGGCGGTTAGCCCCTGATGAATATAGTGAACAAGACTACTTAGATGTATACGACTCATACTTTAAAAGGCTTTGGGGCAATCATGAGAACTGTGTTCATGAGGAAGGCTTTGAAGAAGCATATACGGAGAAGTATAAAAAATGATTGGTAAATTAATAGGAAGTCTTACAGGTTTAGCTACCAGCATCATAGATGGTAAGACACAGATAAAACTAACTGAAGCTGAGATAAAAAAGAAACAGCTTACTGGTGAGATTGATTGGGACTTGGAAGCTATGAGAGCTACCGAGAACTCATGGAAAGATGAATGGATTACCTTACTATTTAGTATTCCTCTTATACTTGCATTCTGTGGTGAGTGGGGTAATGCTATAGTTGCACAGGGCTTTGCGTCACTAGAGATAATGCCTCAGTGGTATCAGATTGCATTAGGTGGTATTGTAAGTGCCAGCATAGGAATGCGTTCAGTGAGTAAGTTCTTTGGAAAGAAATAATAATGTGATAAAAATGCCACAGTTAAGTGAAACTGACAGGCAGTTTATTGTATTAGAAAAACAACAAGAGTTAATACGAGAGCAAGCAAAGCTCATAGCGGAGAAAAAAATGACGTTTCAATTATCTAATCGTAGTAAAGGCAGACTAGAGGGAGTGAATCCTCAACTTGTACAAGTAGTAAATGAAGCTATTAAACGTACTAAAATAGATTTTGGTGTTACTTGTGGTATGCGTACCGTAGAGGAACAGGAAAAGTTAGTTGCTAGTGGTGCTTCACAAACCATGAAGAGTAAACACTTAGAAGGTCGTGCAGTTGATTTAGTAGCCTACATTGGTTCTAACATTACATGGAAATTAAATAAGTATGACGAAATTGCTGACGCTATGGCCGAAGCTGCACGTAAGAAAGGCATTGCTATTAAGTGGGGTGCAGCTTGGAGTGTAGGCGATATTGCTAAGTATTCAGGCTCTATGGAAGATGCAATGAATGAATATATAGACCTGCGTAGATCACAAGGCCGTAGACCATTTATTGATGCACCACATTTTGAAATGATGTAAATGTGTATACCTTTGTACTAATAGTTTATCTTGGCATAGACAGAGAACGTATAGAGGACACAATGGTATTTAATACGATAGAACACTGTAACTACTATGCAAATCAAATAACTAAACGATATAGTACACACGGCATAGCACCAGAAGATAGAGCTATAGCTTATTGCTTACCCAAATATAAGGAACTAAAATAATGCCTAAGACTGAAGCAAACACAAGACCAGATAATCGTGAAGTTAAACAAGCACGTTCACAAGTAAAACAAGCTATGGCATTGTTTAAACGTAGAATGGACAACCTTAATAAAACTGATTTATTTCCTCATGAAAAAGAAAAACGAAGGACTGCTTTAAGAAAAGAATATATGAAAACTATAAAACCTTTTCAGCCTATCTTACGAAAAAACGATGAAAAAATTTTAGAAAGAGAAGTGCAGCAAACTATGTCTGATAAAGGATATAGCTCTGGTCGCTCTACTAATAGTGATAATAAAACAATAAAAGCAAAGGCAGACAAAGCTGAACGTGAAATAAATAAAAGTGCTGCAGATACGCCCGGTAAAGGTAGCGATGAACCTATTACAAGACGCAATAAAAATAAAGGTGGTTTAATTAAAACAGGCGCAAAAGATTATCGTAAAGGTGGGATGTTTTATTAATGGCACGTACACTTACAGAAAAACAACAAGCATTTCTTAATGTACTGTTTGATGGTGCAGGTGGTGATGTAGTACTTGCTAAGAAACTAGCGGGGTATTCAGATACCTACAGCACTAGTGATTTAATCAGAGGCATAAAGGAAGAAGTACTTGAAGCAACTCAAATGTATATGGCAAGGAATGCACCAAAGGCTGCAATGGCTATTGTTGGTGGTTTATATGACCCCACGGAATTGGGCATTAAAGATAAAGTTGCTTCTGCAAAGGAACTACTGGATCGCACTGGATTGGTTAAAACAGAAAAGATGCAAGTAGAGGCAAAGGGTGGCGTTATGTTAATGCCAGCTAAAAATATAGAAGAAGATGATGACTAGGCCATTAGGCAAATGGAAATTACCACAGCCCACTGATGTAAAAGTTGATAACGAATGGGTTGACATTCCCCGAATTTCACGTACAATACCTTTTGGGTATATAGTTGATCCTGAAGATGATAGGATACTAAAACCTATATCCGATGAACTTAATAAGTTAGTACTTGCTAAAAAGTATTTAAAGCAATATTCGTATAGAGAAGTTGCTAATTGGTTAAGCGCACATACAGGTAGAAGTATTTCTCATGTAGGGTTAATGAAACGGGTAAAGAATGAGCGAAGCAGAAAACAACAAGCTACAAGCCTACGCAGATGGGCAGAATATGCGAAAACGGCAATCGCCAAAGCGGAAGCCATCGAAAAGAAAAGGCTTGACAGCAAAAAAGACAACGAAGAAAGAGCTACCCAAGCCTAATATAATTGAACATGACTATATTAAAGAGGTTGAGGAAACCCACAATGTTATCTTTAAGCCGAATGAGGGACCGCAAACAAACTTTCTTGCCGCAGGTGAAAGAGAAGTCCTGTACGGAGGCAGTGCTGGTGGGGGTAAGTCTTACGCTATGCTTGCTGATCCTCTTAGGTACATGGGTAATTCCAGCTTTAGCGGCCTATTATTACGCCACACAACAGAAGAACTAAGAGAACTTATTAGTAAATCGCAAGAAATGTATCCTAAGATTTGGCCCGGTATTAAATGGTCAGAACGTAAGATGCAATGGACTGCACCATCAGGGGCTACTCTATGGATGAGTTATTTAGATAAGGATCAAGATGTTACTAAGTATCAAGGATTGGCCTTTAGCTGGATCGGTTTTGATGAACTTACCCAATGGGCTACACCTTTTGCTTGGAATTATATGAGATCACGTTTAAGATCAGCAGACCCTGAGTTACCTCTTTGTATGAGGGCAACTACAAACCCCGGCGGCAGAGGCCATCACTGGGTTAAAAAAATGTTTATAGACCCCTCACCTGCAGGTAAGTCGTTTATAGCTACAGACATTGAAACAGGAGAGCCACTAAAGTATCCATCTGGTCATGCCAAAGCAGGTAGACCATTATTTAAACGTAGGTTTATACCTGCAAGACTAAAAGATAATCCGTACTTGTCGCAACAGGGTGACTATGAAGCAATGCTTTTGTCACTACCAGAGCAACAACGTAGGCAATTACTAGACGGTGATTGGGACATTAAAGAAGGTGCAGCCTTCACTGAGTTTAATAGACACGATCATGTCATTGAGCCTTTTGAAATTCCTAATAACTGGGTTAAGTTTAGAGCTTGCGATTACGGTTACGGAAGTTACACAGGAGTCTTATGGTTTGCGGTTAGTCCTGACGAGCAGTTGGTAGTGTATAGAGAGTTGTATGTATCTAAAGTTCTTGCGGTAGACTTAGCAGACATGGTACTTGATGCAGAGGCTGGTGATGGTAATATACGGTATGGCGTACTTGACTCGTCACTGTGGCATAAACGTGGTGATACTGGCCCTAGCCTAGCAGAACAAATGATTATGAGGGGTTGTCGCTGGCGTCCTTCAGATAGAAGTAAAGGCTCACGTGTAGCTGGTAAGAACGAAATACACAGGCGTTTACAAATAGACGAATTTACAGAAGAATCACGTATGGTATTTTTTAATACCTGTACTGAAACTATATCACAACTACCTGCTATACCACTGGATAAAAAGAATCCAGAAGATGTAGATACCCATGCTGAAGATCACTTGTATGACGCATTACGTTATGGTATAATGTCTAGGCCACGCTTTAGTATATTTGATTATGACAGTAGAGGCGCACCTCAGAACAGTATGCCAATGGCAGACTCAACTTTTGGATATTAAGGAAATATAAATGGAAGAAGATAATACATTCATTGAAGACGAATCTATTGTACTAGAAGATAGTGAAGAATCTGATGTAGATGACTATCGTACTAATAATATTATTCCTTATATTGAGGAACGATTTAAACGTGCAGAAGATTATCGTCATCAAGATGAACAAAGGTGGCTTTCTTCTTATAGAAATTATCGTGGTATATATGGTCCTGATGTTCAGTTTACAGAAGCTGAAAAGTCAAGAGTTTTTATTAAAGTCACTAAAACTAAAACACTAGCTGCATATCAACAGCTTGAGTCTATTATGTTTGCAAATAATAAATTTCCTCTTACAGTTGATCCAACCGAACTTCCTGAAGGCGTAGTAGAAGATGTTCATTTTGATCCTAAAGAACCAGAACAAATTAAAGAATCTGATGCAGATAAAAGTGTAAGTCCTTACGGCTATAAAGGAGATGGTAAAGACTTACCTAAAGGTGCTACAAGTAAAACTCTAGGAGAAATGCTCGGATCATTAACAGAAAAATTAAAAAATATAGATGGTTTAAAAAGCGGTACTGGTATGACGCCTACTTCTATTACTTTTAGTCCTGCTATGATTGCTGCAAAAAAGATGCAGAAAAAAATACAAGATCAATTAGAAGAATCTAACGCAAGTAAACATCTTCGTAATACTGCTTTTGAAATGGCTTTATTTGGAACTGGTGTTATGAAAGGGCCGTTTGCTGTAGATAAAGAATATCCTAATTGGGAAGAAAATGGAGAATACAACCCTACTATTAAAACAGTACCTCAAGTGTCTCATGTGTCTGTGTGGAATTTCTATCCTGATCCAGATGCAAATAATATGGACGAAGCACAGTATGTAATTGAACGCCACAAAATGTCACGGTCACAGTTACGTCAACTTAAAAAACGTCCTTTCTTTAGAGATAATGTAATTGATGAAGCTATTAAACTTGGTGAAAATTATAATAAAGAATTTTGGGAAGACGATTTATCTGACTATACAACGGATCATGGAATAGAAAGATACGAAGTATTAGAATACTGGGGTATGGTTGATGTAGATTTCTTAGAAGAACAAAATGTAGATATTCCTTCTGAGCTTAGTGATGTAGATGAACTACAGGCTAATGTTTGGGTTTGTAATGGTAAACTACTACGTATGGTAATTAATCCATTTAAACCTGCTCGTATACCGTATCATGCTGCCCCGTATGAACTCAATCCCTATAGTTTCTTTGGTGTTGGTATTGCCGAAAACATGGATGATACTCAAACATTAATGAATGGTTTTATGCGTATGGCTGTAGATAATGCTGTACTGTCGGGTAATTTACTTATAGAGATTGATGAAACAAACCTAGTTCCCGGTCAAGACTTGTCATTGTATCCCGGCAAGGTCTTTAGGCGTCAAGGTGGCGCACCGGGACAAGCTATTTTTGGTACTAAGTTTCCTAATGTATCAGGAGAAAATCTACAACTGTTTGATAAGGCACGTGTACTTGCAGATGAAAGCACAGGTTTTCCTAGCTTTGCACATGGACAAACAGGTGTATCAGGTGTAGGTAGAACCGCATCAGGCATTAGTATGCTTATGGGTGCAGCACAGGGAAGTATTAAGTCTGTAGTTAAAAACATTGATGACTACTTACTGCGTCCATTGGGTGAGGGTTTGTTTAGGTTTAACATGCAGTTTGATTTTGACCCTGACATTAGGGGTGACTTGGAAGTTAAGGCACGTGGTACTGAAAGTCTTATGGCTAATGAAGTACGCAGCCAACGCCTTACACAATTTATGCAGATTGCAGCATCGCCATCCCTTGCACCCTTTACTAAGTTTGATTATA